AGGGTTATAGGTAAACGATCAGTAGCGGATGATAAATCAAAACAAGAAAATTTGTATCTAGGGTCGCGTTCTTTGTATAAACGAAGAAGCGGTTTCCCTTGATCAAAAGTACCATCAATATCACTCCATTTACGGAGTGAAGAGAAGATACTTTCATGTAATGGTTTTAAAGCAAGTTGGATCCACCAGTTTGTTATTGCAACAATTCTGGCTTTTCCAGCTTGATCATACACTGTAGATAATTTACCCATTCTTAACGGGGCTAACATCCCAAAGATTCTTAGGAACAAATATAACGGTCCAAATACTAATAATATAGTAATAAACACTGTTAAATACCAGTAGCTCTTAGTAACAAGCGCAATTTTAACAAAAGTTAATAACTGCCGAGGATACTCCAAAAACGCTAAAGCGTCAATGGCAGATCCCCATGTTGCAAATTTGCTATTAGGTCCTGAGGATTCAGAGATGAAACCTTTAAAGATTGAAAATTTAACCTTCAAATTTAGTTTATTCAAAGCTTTACTTATGATTAAGTAATCATAAGTTCTTGACGTACCACTAAAAGGGAGTGTAATACTCTCTAATGATGGTGCAACAGGAACTTTGAACACTCTAAATACGGAAAGTACACAAAGTGTAACTCTAACTATACCCACATTCTTTGCGGGCTCACGAAGAGCCTGTCGAAGAGAAGTTGGAATTATAGTCGGAAGGCCGGAGAAGTCTCGTTTAACCCGAGGAATAGAATTATTCCAAGAAGTTTCCGGTTGACCTCCTAGTGCACGTATTGTTAGTCTGACACACTCTTTTAAATAAAGGAATGTGAAAGACCAACCGTTGGTTCCAACCAACGACACGATACGACTATTTAGCAGTTTAAGGAACTTAAGACTACCTTTTGTATCCGTAATTATAGATGGAAGTTTATAGAAAGATGGTAACTCTTTAAGAGTTATCCATTCTTTCTTATTAACAACCTTCGATTGCCGCAATACATTAAGTATATTAAATATTTTAGTAGCTTAATTATTAAGGTAATCCTATTTATACGTTCTTTCATTTGGTCGTTTACTGAGCTGCTAACACAGTAGTTACGTACAAAGTTGCGACACTCTGTAATGATACACTTAGTATAA